TTTAGATCGTGTGTCACACATGATAACTGAAATGGATGTTGATGGGGCAAATGGAATCGGTAAGCTGAAAATTTTGCCAACTCCGATGGGAAACATTTGTAAAACCCTATTAGAGAGTGGCGTGAAATTAGGCGTGTCAAGCCGAGGCAGTGGCAATGTTAACGAAGGAGGCATAGTAAAAGATTTTGAAATCATTACTGTTGATATCGTTGCAAATCCAAGTGCACCAGATGCCTACCCCGATCCAATTTATGAAAGAATTATGAATCATAAAAGGGGTAACGTATTGATGGATGTCGCTAACGCAACTAGACACGACAAAGGCGCACAACGTTATCTCCAGGAAGAGGTGACAAATTTTATTAAAAACCTGAAGTATAGGAGAGATTAATATGGCTCATGCAATGGATGAACTATTAAGCTCAAACGCTCTCTCCGAAGAGGTTAGATCTTCATTATCTGAAGCTTGGGATACCCAACTAACAGAAGCTCGTGAGAAAATCACAGCTGAACTTAGAGAAGAATTTGCACAGCGTTATGAAAATGACAAAGAGCAGATTGTAGAAGCCGCAGATAAGATGATGGGTGATGTTATTTCTAAAGAACTCGAAGAGTTCAAAGAAGACAAAGCCAAAGTCGCAGAAGATCGTGTAGCTTATCGCAAGCATATGAAAGAGCATTCAAAAGTGCTTGATCAGTTTGTGATGGATACACTTGGCAAAGAAATTAAAGAACTTCGCCAAGACCGAGTTGCTCAAGAATCAAACATGACAAAGCTGGAAGGTTTTGTAATGGAGCAACTAACGAAAGAGCTCAACGAGTTTCATGAAGACAAACGCTCGCTAGTCGAAGCAAAAGTCAAAATGATAAAAGAAGGCAAAGAGGTTATCAACGAAACTAAGCGTGAGTTTATTGCTAAATCTGCAGAAAAGATTGAAGGAATTCTTGAAAATACTATTAAGAATGAACTTACAACTTTACGTGAAGATATCAAAACAGCCAAAGAAAATACCTTTGGACGTAAGATATTTGAAACATTTGCGGCTGAGTTTATGAGCAGTTACCTAAATGAAGGTACAGAAGTTGCAAAACTAAACAAAGCAATGGACGAACTACAAGTTAAACTTGATGAATCCGAAGCAAAAATTGCTGAAAAAGAAGTCGAACTAAAAGAATCTGCTAGAGACGCTAGAGTCAAAGCAGATATGGCAGAGCGTAAAGCCGTCATGCAAGAGATGATGGCCCCTCTTAATAAACAGCAAAAAGAAATAATGGGTGCTTTACTTGAAAGTACAAATACAGACAAGTTACAGAATGCATTCAATAAGTATCTACCTTCAGTATTGAAGGAAGACGCTAAAAAACCAGAAAAGAAGGTGCTTAGTGAGTCTTCGAAAGAAGTCACTGGAAATAAAGAAGCAGTAAAGACTGAAAAAACAGAAAAAACTGCTGACATTGTTTACCTTCGTAAATTAGCCGGTATAAGTTAAGGAGACCTAAAATGGCAGACAATTTAATGGAAAATTGGAGCGAAACAAAAGCCGCTCTTACTGACGGTCTAACTGGAACTAAAAAAAGTGTAATGGAAACAACACTTGAGAACACTAAGACATACCTCGCAGAGGCTGTGACTGCTGGTGCTACTCAAAGTGGTAACATTGCTACCCTTAACAAGGTTATCCTTCCAGTGATTAGACGTGTTATGCCAACTGTTATCGCCAACGAGATCGTTGGTGTACAGCCTATGACAGGCCCAGTTGGTCAAATTCACACATTACGTGTAAGATATGCAGAAACTTTTGACTCAGCAACAGCTGGTGATGAAGCACTAAGCCCATTTGCAATTGCAACTGGATATGCAGGTAATGCAACTACAAACGCAGGTGCATCAACATCAAGTCTTGAAGGTGAGCCTGGTAAGAAGTTGAGCATTCAAGTACTCAAGCAAACTGTTGAAGCTAAATCAAGAAAGCTATCAGCACGTTGGACATTTGAAGCCGCACAAGACGCACAGTCAATGCACGGCTTAGATGTTGAAGCAGAAATTATGCAGGCACTAGCCCAAGAAATTACTGCTGAAATTGATCAAGAGATCATTGCTAGTCTTTCAAGTCTAGCTGGTACAGCCGCAAGCACATACGCACAAGGTAGTGTAAGTGGTACAGCTACATTTGTAGGTGACGAGCATGCCGCTCTTGCAGTGCTTATTAATAAAGAAGCAAACAACATCGCCGCAAGAACAAGACGTGGCGCTGGTAATTGGGCAGTAGTAAGCCCAACAGTACTAACAGTACTACAAAGTGCAACAACTTCAGCTTTCGCAAGAAGCACAGAAGGCACATTTGAAGCACCAACAAATACAAAATTTGTAGGTACTTTAAACGGCACAATGAGAATTTACGTAAACCAGTATGCCGCTGATGATTCAGTGCTTGTTGGATACAAAGGTGCAACAGAAACAGACGCCGCGGCGTTCTATTGCCCATACATTCCGTTGATGTCAAGCGGTACAGTACTAGACCCAAGTACATTTGAGCCAGTAGTTAGCTTTATGACCAGATATGGTTATGTAGAGCTTTCAAACCA